CAATTCGTCAAAGCCATGCAGTCTATTCCTTTAAACTTACAATCAGCAACATACAACCTTATTGTTAATGACCAACCAGTCGGCAGACGCAAAGGTATGGAAAATTTAAAGGAAAGTCTTGATTGTTTAAGAGATTTCTTTAAAATTGGGTAGCCCTCTATCCTCGCTTTCGGAGGGCATTGTTCTCAGTTTGTTCTATTTAGATTATGGATCGTAAATGATATAGATTTACTAAGGTGGAAAATTCTGCCTAAATCAAATTATGAACGCCTATGTTAATTTATGGGTGTCAGTTTTATCAAGGAATATTTTAGACGCAACTTTTAGAACTAGCCCAAATTATGATATTTCAGACCATGTACTTTGTGCTGAAGCACAGGCATGGATAAATAGTAAAAGTTTCAATTTCATTTGTATGTTAATTAATATTGAGCCAACAGTGGTGGTAAAAATCTATGAAAAAATCAACAAAACCAGAAAAAAAATCAGCCAATCAGAAGCCTTTGAAATCGTCAAAAAAGCCATTGAACGACATATTGCTCGATAAAGATATTAAATGCAGTTTATTTATCCATAAAGACCAAGAAGATAACAACAATGTTATTATTGTCTTTCAAGGATTTGCGTCTAAAGATGAATGTCTAAAATTCGTGGAAACTTACAAATCAGACCATGAAGAATTTAGAGAAGTAGATCAAGAACATTACGGAACTAAATACACAATTCATTAAGGCAACCCAAGAATATCGGATTGCCTATAAATATAATTATTAATTATTATTTACCTCGCAGTTTTTATTACTAAAATAGTCATAAGATAAAATCTTATTGACTCGCTTTCGTTCCTTTAATCGGAAAACCCTCTCTTTTTCATAATCGTATGAGGTCTTACCATTACTGAAACGATATCTGTCGTTGCCGACAAATTCCTTTTTTTTGGTTTTAATCATTGTCTTTCTCTTTCTTAGCTCTCTTATAAAGTTTGTAAGATACATAAAAGAACACGATTAATAGAATTAAGTCTAATCCATTAAGTCCATAAAAAGGCATTGTGCCTCGCTTTCTTCTAGGTATAAGCCTAGACAAATATTGGGTACAGTATTTGTATAGGTTTATGTATTTTAGCTCACTTATTTAGCCTACATATTTAGCCTTCATATTTAGCCTAGTCATTTTAGCTTACATATTTTTTTGGCTGTATAGCCTAGTTATTTTCTATTTATTTATTTATTAGACAGCTTTAGTGTTCTCTATAAGAAATATTTTTATATTTTCTACTCCAGCACGATCTACAGCTTAAACAATTATTATTTTGTTTGGGAGCTAAGCACTCAAAACCAATAGCTTTAGATTTGTTATGAACTGTTGATGTAAAATCAAATCCAGCTGGTGGTGTTCCGTCAATCATTGGAGCTGATAATCTCACTAATAAATTCTGAGGAAAAGACCGATATTTTAAATATTTCTTAATCAATCCAAATTCCCTAGTCGGTAACCAGTGTTTGGTGTTAGGCGTATTTTTTGCAATTTTAACAATTTTTAAAAGAGCTTTCATGCTAGGAATATCACCTGAGTCAAACCATCTGAAATATCTTAAATCTTTTAACTGATAAGACATAACAAAAACAAAATACGAGCTGTTCAAGTGTTTCATGTTTGTTTGTCTATTCTTTTTTACTGATGGATAGTGATAATTTCCTTTAAAGGCGTAACACTTTGAGCAAGTAGAATTTTTAATTTTTCTTAGCTTCGATCCGATATTGCATAAATTCGCATCGAGACTGAAGCTGAAACAATTCATTTTACTAGTTTTATTAAGTTTAATTAACATGATTAAACCTCGCTTTCATTAATACAAAAAAAAACCCCAGCCAAATAAGACTGGGGTTCATAATTTAAGATTTATTTATTTATTTTAATGCTGATTTCTATCGGTTCATGAACTTCTGAAATATTCTCTTTGTAATCTATTTCAAAAGTAACTGATTGAAATCCTACACCAGTAGAAACAATCTCATAATTTTCTAAATTGTTTCTAGTTACCTTTTGGAAAATGTTTTTTATTTCCTCCGATAACTTCTCAAGATGATTAGGCAACACGAGCTAACTCGCTATTTGGTAAGTTTAAGATTAAACCACCGATTGACTGTAAATCATCAGCTCGATCAAATGAGACCTGATCCGAGTTCGCTAAGTTAGTAACAGCATTAACAATCGAATACTTACTTGTATAATTGTTATTGTCATCACGATTTAGAACACGATCAAAAACGCTTTCTTGTTCCAGCTGGTTCAATGAGAACTTTTTAGAAATGAACTCAATAGCTTTTTTAGGCTGTTCAATTTTAACGCTGTTCGCTTCTCGAAGTTTATCAACAGTATCATTGAACACTGTTTGAGATAAAACGCTTTCCGTAACGTCTCTACACTTCAGTAATAGAGCTTCACTGTCTTTTTGCTTAGCTTCCTCGCTTAACAAGTTATAGACTCCATCTCGATCAGCTTGAGAGCTTGTCAAGTGTTTGGCTTGAATTTTTGAGTCATTAACTTTCAAACCATTAGAGCAAACCAGCCTATAAATAAATGGTGTAATTGATACTGATCCGTATCCTACTTCTGAATTGCTGATAGTAATTCCTGACTCAACAATATCACCGACTGAAATTTCAGATTTCATGGAGTGATTAACAGCTTTGATATAGAGCTTCTTTTCTGTGATCTCGCTTTGTACTATCTCGATCTCAGGGTTATCTAATAATCGAGGTAATACCATTTCACAGATTTGATCGTGATCGACTACCTTATATCGAGGGCTGAGAAATGCTCTCGCTGTGGCTGGTTGATCTTGATACTTGTCAAAAGCTCTTATCATCACTTGCTTATTGGCATTTTGAAACCAATAGTTAATGTTAGTTGATAAAAGCTCCCTATGTTCTTCAGTGTTTAAGATATCCATGTACTTTGATGGAATATTAAGTTTTGTTCCGATCTGATCCATACAAGTTGAATTAACTTTGTACGCTTCATTATTTTCAAAAGTAATTAATTGATTACTCTTGTGATCGTAACCTAAGTTTGAGCTATCAACAGTGAAATCCTTTTTTTCTCGATCTCTTAACACTGTTAATAGTTCTTGTAGTGATTTTCCGTATTTCATAATAAAAATACTCCGTTTCTCCAGCAATAAGTGCTGGTGATAGCCGAGCAATAATCAGCTATCATCAAAACTTATCGCAAAACATAACCAACAATTTTAAAGAGCAAGATTTAATAAATATTTATTGGTTGCATGGAGTACAGTTCAAATAGCCTGATACATGGTACAAACAAACGAATAAATAAAGTTCAATCATTTAATTTAATATACGAATTTTTAAGAATAAATAAAGACAATTTAGAGCAAACAAGGATAGTTAATTCAATCCAATTTCCACGAATTCCCAGCCAAATAACACCAATTACAGAAAGACATTTAATAAAAACTATATGGAATTACTAACCTATCTATTAAGAGTATATAAGAGATATATAAAGGCTGTAAGCTGGTTCTTATCTGAAATTGTTGAATTTATTAGGTTAATCTATGTATCTTTTAAAGTTCATAATATTGTGAATAGTTCTAAATATATAAAACATAAGAACAATATACAAAGTTCTTAAAGATATCTTAAATAAACATAACTATAATAATATATTACTGTTTTATGATGTAATGTTATGTATTTTTATCTGTAATAGTGTTTATAGTGATAATATATTACTAAATTTAGATAATTAATTTATAAGAACACAATACGAACAAACCCCCACACACGATATTTTCTATATATATCTACCCAGTTCAACTCAGTACAAATCTCTCTAAAGGCTCAAATTGAATATAGATTTTAGATTAAAAAAAGATACGATACCCCCTAGTAAACGATTTAGTAAAAACGAAGTATTTGGGTGGTCCAGAGAACAACAAATGAATAAACGTAAATGTTTATATTGTGACGCTTGGGGTACATTTGGTGTAGAACCTAGCGATAGTAATACTTGGTGCTATTTCTTATGTGGAGATCATTATTCAAATGAAAAAAAAGTCAAATAAGAAGGCTACAAAGCCTCAAATCAGTGTGATGAGTGTTTTATTAGGTGAACTGCCAGATAGGTCTCCTGTGGTCAAAAATTCAGGAAAAAACCTAGTATCTGATCGTAGTGTCGCTAGGATTAATGACTATCTAAAGGGTAATCAAAAAGATGACGCATGAACACCATCACGATTCCCTATAAACCTAGAGAATTACAACAACAGGTTCATAAGAGCCTCAAAAGATTTAATGTATTAGTATGTCATAGACGTTTTGGTAAGACAGTGCTGACAGTCAATGAACTGATAAAACAATGTCTCCAATGTCAATTACCACGACCACGATATTATTATATCGCACCGACATACAGCATGGCGAAAAGAATAGCTTGGGATTATCTCAAGTATTACACATCTGTTTTGCCGAATATGGATTATCACGAGACCGAACTAAGAGCTGAACTCCCTAATGGAGGCAGAATACAATTACTCGGTTGTGAACGCCCTCAAACCCTCAAAGGACTCTATATCGATGGTGTAGTATTAGATGAGGTAGCCCAGATGCCACCCAAAATGTGGACTGAGGTCATACGACCTGCACTATCGGATAGAGAAGGGTTTATGATTGCTATTGGCACACCTGCTGGACATAACGCCTTTTTCGACCTATATAATCATGGACTTCATGATGATAACTGGTTTACTGCTAAATTTAAAGCGAGTGAAACAAAGGTCGTCAAAGAAGAAGAACTAGCCGAAGCAAAGAAATTAATGCCTCCTGAGATATACGAGGCAGAATATGAATGTAGTTTTGAAAGCTCTGCAATCGGAGCTATATACTCACAAGGATTAAATAAGGCTGAAGATGAAGGTCGTATCACAAAAGTACCTTATGATCCGACACTGAAGGTATCAACCTTTTGGGATCTGGGAATGGCTGATAAAACCTCGATATGGTTCTGTCAGCAAAAAGGCACAGCAATACACCTTATAGACTACTTTGAAGATAGTGGTGAAAGCCTCGAATACTACGCCTCAATCCTACAAGATCGAGGATATGTGTACGATACACACTACCTACCTCACGATGCTAACGTCAGAGAGATCGGAACAGGTAAATCAAGGTTAGAAATAGCCCAGAGTCTTGGCTTATCGACTAGTATTGTACCGAAAATGAGTATAGACGATGGAATTAACGCAGTCAGAATGACCTTATCACGATGTTATTTTGACTATGAAAAGACAAAAGAAGGATTAGATGCCTTGAGACAATATCGATGGGCTGTAAACGACAAAGGCGAGAGCAAAAATAGACCACAGCACGACTGGACATCGCACAGTGCTGACGCATTTCGCTATTTATGTACTGGATTACAGGAAACAAAGAACTGGTCTACAAAAATTGAATATCCGAAGCTAGGAATTGTATAATGAACATAAAATCAAAACTAGATTACATAGTAAATTTGCATAAAAAAAATAGTGATAGTTTAGGTTTTATACCAAAACCATACTTGGAAAAATTAATAATAAAAGATCAAGTTTTTTTTGAATATGAAGGTGGTTTAAAGGGAGGATTTTGTATAGTTGGCTCTGGTAAAGGCAAAACTTTAAAAATATATCAACATTGTATAGAACAAGATTTAAGAAGATTAGAACATGGAAAAGAATTATTTAATAAAATTCAATTTGTGGCAAAAAAAAGAGGATATGAAGATATCCATTTAAGATGTAGAGAAAACTTAGAAGCGAATAAATTTTGGAAAGCAATAGGTTTTAATTTTTTATATTTAGAGCCAAAAATAACACAAAGAACAAACAAAGGAATTAATCATTGGGTTTATAAAATTAAAAATCCAAAACAATATAGTTTAATTACATGAAATTAACAAAAGAAAGATTAAAAGCACTTATATCGCAAGAAATAACAAACTCTCTTGGTTATTATGGGGGTGAGTTATCTTCACAGCGTAAAAATGCACTAAAATTTTACTTAGGAGAGCCTTTAGGCAACGAAGTTGAAGGGCAATCGCAAGTAAGATCGCAAGATGTACTCGAAGTAGTCGAAAGTATCTTGCCGAGTATGATGAGAATCTTTACACAAGGCGAAAGTATTGTCAGATTTGAACCGACAGGACCAGAAGATGTTGCTTATGCAGATCAAGCCTCTGATTACATCAATCATGTCTTTAACAAAGACAATAATGGCTATCAAATCTTGCACACAATGTTTAAAGATGCCCTAATTTCTAAAAATGGCTTCGTAAAATACTATTGGAAAAAAGATAAAGAGCAAAAACAAGAGTCTTATGAAAATTTAACCACTGCTGAGTATCAAGCATTACTAGCCGATCCTGAAGTAGAGGTTATTGAAGTCGAAGATACAGGAACAGAGCTTGATATAGCTGGACAAGATTTTACAGAACAGACTTACAACGTCACTGTTAAGCGTGTTAAAGAATATGGTCGTGTTTGCATCGAAAACGTAGCACCAGAAAGTATGCTTGTTAGCAAGACTGCAACTTCATTAGAAGATTGTAACTTTATTGGACAAAGAGTTTTTAAGACTAGATCAGAATTAATTAGCATGGGCTTTGACAAAAAGATTGTCAATGAACTACCAGTAGCTGATGAAGAAATTTACAACACAGAGGCTGTTACAAGAAGGTCTTATGACGATGAGACGATGCCTCAAGAATACCAAAACATTGATCCCCTACTGACACGAGTTTCTGTTGTCGATTGTTACATGAAATGTGACTACGATAACGATGGTATCGCTGAACTACGACATATAGTGGTAGGTGGTTCTGGACCAAACACCTATCACATACTAGAGAATGAGCCGATTGAGCAAATTCCTTTTGCGATGGTGACAGCTATTCCGATGCCACACCGATTTTATGGTTTGTCAATTTACGATCTAATAGGTGACGTACAAGAAATTAAAACAACCCTATTACGACAAACCCTAAATAACGCCTATCTACAAAACAATGCGAGAACTGTGGTTGTAGATGGACAAGCAAACATAGACGATCTCCTTACATCAAGAGCTGGGGGGATAGTACGAGTTAAATCCCCTAACGCAGTAACCCCCCTAGCTTCCCCTAATTTTATGAGTCAGGGATTAGCGATGTTAGACAAAGTAGATAACATTCGTGAGTCCAGATCAGGTGTCTCGAAAGTTCAAATGGGATTAGATGCCGATCAAATAAACAAATCACACACGACAGCAACGAGTGCTAATGTG